ATAAGTTAGTAGAGTAGATGCCACAAAGCAACCCAAATAACCCTGCTCACCTAGCAAGGCTTCGTGCGGCGATTGATTATTCATATCGTAAGCTTCAGCCGTTTAGACAACATCGGTTCGAGGCTATTCGTGAGTATGTAGGTGCAAGGTACTCTTCTACTGGAGCAAGTCAAAAGGTTCCGGTTAATCTAATTGAGCTTGCTGTAAATATTTATGTACGACATTTGGCTGCTCGTAGACCAGCGGCCATGTTCAGTAGCGATTATGAGGAATTACGATCTGGAGCGGTAAGTCTAGAGATCGTAGCAAATAGACTTATAAAGGCCATTAAATACGAAAAGTCTATGCAGTCTATTGTTCTTGATGCCATGTTTGGAATGGGAATAGCCATGCTAGGACTAAACCTAGATGGTGAATGGAACGGTGGAATACTTCACGATCCCAAACAAATATTCTTAGATAAAGTTGATCTTGATGACTGGGTACACGATATTCAGGCAACTATATATGAACAGGTTCAGTTTGCCGGAAACAAGTTCAGAGTTCAGCTTGATTATGTTAAGGAAAATAAGGATTATGTTAAATCTGTTAGAGAAAAATTAGTTTCAGAAACAGATACGGCAACGAATGATGGCGGAGACTACCGTGTCGCTATATTGTCTAGAGGAGAAGACGGCTATAGTGAAAGATTTAAGGACATGGTGGAGTTAATAAATGTATGGCTTCCATACGACCGTCTTATTGTCACTCTGCCATATGAAAATTTAGGCTCTAAACCACTTAGGATAGTTGAGTGGGACGGCCCAGAGGCCGGTCCATACCACATACTGTCTTTTTCGGAGGTGCCTGGCAACATAATGCCACTACCTCCGGTGGCATTATGGATGGAAATACATGATTCGGTTAATAGGCTGTATCGAAAGAACATCAGAAAAGCGGAACGACAAAAGACATTGCTTCTGGCTCACGGACCGAGCGCAGAAGACCCCACTCGTATAGGTCAGTCTGATGATGGTGACATTATCAGGATTGATAATGCAGGACAGACAAAAGAATTTAGTACTGGTGGAATTGATGGAAATACACTGGCCTTCAGTATACACCTCAAGGATATGTTTACATACCTTGCGGGTAACTTGGACTCATTAGGCGGCCTGAGTCCTCAATCTAAGACTGTTGGCCAGGATAAGCTTTTAGGTACAGCCGCAAGTATACGCACGTCTGATATGCAGGATAGGGTTGTGGCATTCAATCGTGCCATTATGACCGATATTGGTCTTTATCTATTCCGAGATCAGAGCGAGCCTATTCCAATTGAGAGAAGAATTGAGGAATTAGGAATTACGGTTCAGGCAAAATTTAGTCCCAGAGAACTTCAAGGTGAGTTCTACCATTATAATTTTGATGTCCAACCGTACTCTATGCAGGAAGAATCTCCGGCAAGTAAACTTGAAACTCTTGTTGGTGTGTTCAATGGATTCATACTTCCACTACAGCAGCAGATAGAAGCCCAGGGTGGAACAGTAGACTTCGAAAAACTATTAAGGTATATTGCGAAGTATACAAATATGAGCGAATTTGAAGAAATGTTAAAGTTTTCGCGTACAAAGGTCGATAATAGTATTAGGAGGAGTTCTCCAGTTTTACCTGGGAAACCCGTAAATACAACTCACACATCTACAAAAGTAAACATACCGGGTTCAAGCCGGTCAAGTCAAGATTCTGTTTTAATAAATGCGTTACTTGGTTCTGGTACTGGTGGGAATCCACAAACATCTAAGTTAACGTAAAAATATGTCGGAATGTTCCGCATGCATCATGCATCTTATATGTACTGATGCACAGCAAGGGGCTTAAATAGTTTAGTTGTACTCGCCTAGTACCAGTCTATTTCCGACACCAATACTGGCTCTGCCTGCGGTAGCGCAGGGCAGACTATCATTAGGCGAGATAGTCTGCTGCCATTCATATTACTGGTATCCCGGATTGCCCGCGCAGGGCTTTCGCGCTATTTCGGTAGCAGGACAGCCAGTTTTCTTGGGGCGTGATTGACGATGACACTTAGTGTCTAAGACCATGAATAGTCGCTAAAAACCAGCATGGTGTCGGTTCGGTGCTAATATAGCACTTATTCAGGCTGACATGAATAAGCTATGCTCCGGTATAGGGGATGAATTGATGGCATACTTCATTTGCGCCTTATAATAATTATGTGGTTTTTATATTTTCTTTCTGGATTATTGGTTAGTGCATTCGTTTGACATGCATTTTTATCATATTGGGATATGAAGAAATAGGCGAGAGAGTCATACCAACCTATTGTTTCAGGGTCATAAAAACTAACGAACCGAGAGAAGTTTTTCTGTCATACAGTGAATATGACACAAGGATTACTTCCGGCGGTGTCTTTCTTGATAGGGATTTTACAGCCCTAATGCGCGACAAGGCACCTGAGTGGGCCAGGGTCGCCACCAGGCTGCCTAGTTGTTGGCCAATGGTTTCTGATAGTATGGGTGTCGGGGAAGGCCAGCAGAGAGAAGCAGAGGAGCACTCAATAAAAGAGGGAGTTCCTACACACTTCAACGACATAGGTCAGGCTGTATTTGATTCTCCGTCGCATCTAAAAAAGTATGCCGAAAGATACGAGTTCTATTCTAAAAATGGCGGATACAATGATCCACAACGGAGATAACTAGAATGCCTACTTATGACCAGAAGCAGGAAGCAGCGGAACAGGAAGCACAGTGGGTAGATGCCGGTACTTATGAAAGCAAGAAAGAAGTAGTTAACGATTCTAACGATGAAGACCAATATTATATTACCGATCCCCTCACTGATGACCGCTCTGCCAGTGAAGAGTCGAAGGATGAGCCAGAAGCACATGAAGATGCCTCTGATGAATCGAGCCAGGACGGCAAGGAAAACAAGTTCCCAGAGGACTTAGTGGTTCGTGCATCAGTTCTTGGTCTAAATGAGAGCGAAATGGGTCAGTTTCAGGATGCGGAAGCACTTGAGACTACGCTTAACTTGATGGATAGAGCCATTATTAATGACGCTTCCGTTGAATCAGTTGAAGATACCGCCGGGGATGCTTCTCATTCTGAAGTAGCAGCAGAAGTAGAGGAAGACACCAAGTATGAATTTGGTGTTGATGAAGAACTTCTTGAACCGGACATGGTCAAGGCACTCAAGTTTGTGCAAGACAAGCACAATAAAGAGTTAAGCAAACTAAAAGAATCAGTAAGCTCTGTTATCTCTGCTTCGACCCAGCAGAAGCAGGCACAGTTTGCTGAGTGGGTTGATAAGAAGTTTGGGAGCCTCGACGAAAATTGGGAGAAGACTTTTGGCAAGAGGCCAGGGCATGAGATGAGTGCGAAAAGTCCAGAGTTTGCTGGAAGAATCAAAGTTCTAAATGCAATGGATGCTCTGTCCAGGGTTCATAATCCCAGTGATCGTGACGGTCTCTTTGAGCGAGCGCTACGTGCTGAGTTCGGAGACAAGGTAGAGGACAATGTACGCCAAGAGGTCGCTTCCGGTAATAGCAAGAGGCGATCTCAGGCATTAAATAGGCCAAACAGTCGCAAGGCTGGACAGCCTAAGGTGGATAAAACAAAGACCGCCACTAGTAATTTGAATAAAAAGTTGGAGTCTTTTGGAATGGCCGATGGCGAAGAGGCACCAGAAGCATTTTAGTATCTCGCCTATAAAATTAATTGGAGAGTAATATGCCTGTTCTTACAGACAAGGATATTGGTGATTTAGTAACAAGCACGCTAGACGATCTAGGTCGGTTGAAGTTTTCTGACGCTGCATCTACTCTACAAAATTATCCTTTCTTCTCTAGTATTCTAAAGAAGGATAGGGTGTCTTTTGAGAGTGGTACTGGAGTCCAAAGAACCATTATGGTTCAACATAACAATGCTGCAAAAAATGTTGGAATGTTTCAGACCAAGACTACGAATGTTGCAGACAGCTTAAAGACTATTTTAGTTCCGTGGAGGCACACGACTACTGGATATGCGTTTGAGCGCAGAGAAATGTTAATGAATCGTGGTGCTGCGATGATTGTGAAGTTACTGAAGGTTCGTAGGTCCGATGCCCTGCTTAGCTTGGCAGAATTGATTGAGTCTGATGGTTGGAATAAACCAGCGGACGACACGGACAAGGTTCAGCCTTTTGGTGTTCCATACTGGGTTGTTCAGAATAACATGACTGGGTTTACTGGTAGTTTGGCTTCTGGCTTTACTTCCGGCCCTGGTGGACTAAATTCTGACACGTACACCAGAACTAAGAATTATTCGTTCCAGTACACGAATATTAATAAGACAGATATGCTGTCTAAGTTGCGTACTGGCCATAGAAAGATTCGGTTTAAAAGCCCGATTGATGTAAATGATTACCGAAAGGGTGCCGGAGAGCGTTATCGTGGATATACTAACGAGACGGTCTTGAAGGGCATGGAAGATCTGGCAGAAGGCCAGAATGATAACCTTGGAAGGGATCTTGGTGTCATGGACGGGGTGACTACGTTCCGGCGTAACCCTTTGTTTTATGTTGCCGAACTTGATGATAACAATGTCAAGACAGACCCGATTTACTTGCTTGATATGAACCAGTTCTATCCGGTAATTCTATCTGGTGACTATCTCTATGAGCATGCTCCACAAAAGGTGGCGGGTCAGTCCAATACGTTTGTGATTGATATTGATTTGACTTGGAACATGGTCTGTGCCCATAGGCGCGGACAGCTTGTTGGTTCTAAGTAATTTAGGTTACATGTGTGCGGTATTTTTACCGCACACATTCATATATTTAGGAGAAGGAAATGGCACAGCCAGAAATTCAGTATTCTGATTCACTAAGGGAAAATACAAGTCGAGGACCGTCCAATACTATTTGGCATAACTGTCCTGTCTTGTCGTTTATAGAAGATCCGGGTAAAGGAACCCATTTCTTTGATGACTTTGAAACGTGGACCGATGGTGGGAGTCCTTGGAAAACTACCAAGACGACAAGTACCATAGTTCGTCTTGCAGATGAGACTGGTGGGGTTATCCAGCACAACAACTCTATCACGAACGACAGTGGCGCAGTAATGGTACTTGGTGATGATGTTGGTGCATCCTACGTTATTACCAAGGATAACGGTAAAAAGCTATGGTTTGAGTGTAGGCTAAAGGTAAGTTCTCTCGCTACTAATGCTGGTAATGTTTTTGTGGGACTTTGCGAGGAAAGCCTTGCTACAGCCACTACGGATATTATCGCTATCGGCGATACGATTGTGGCAGTTGACCATGTTGGGTTTGCGATCTTAGCCGCTGACCCTAGCGGCGTGGACGTGGTTCATGGCATCAACGGCACTGCCTCTACGCAGCTTATTGATAACTTTGATACTGTTGTTGCTGACACCTATATGAAGCTCGGACTTTACTTTGATGGAAAGAACACTATTTCCTTCTATCTCAATGGACTAAAGAGCGCGACAACGGTTCTGGCTAATGCTACCAACTTTCCTACTGGCGAAGAGCTTGCTCTTTATATTGTCAGCACGGTGGGAAGCGGATCAATAGCATACAAGGCTGAGTTTGATTGGGCAAGAGTTGCGATGTCTGAGTCTGTTGGTTCGTTCTAGAGCATCTAATTATTAACCTTGGGCGTGGGTTAGGTCAAACGCTTTCCTTATTATGGTCGAAGACATGATTGAATCGAATGGCTGAAAGCTCTCTATCTCTTGGGTTTCCTGATTTTCAACGTATTGTAGGCGAGTACCTACGCTACGGTCGGGATAGCTCTAATTGGAGCACAGACGAAACCAGCCAAGTAGACGAGATCATACAAAGTGGAGTTCGACAGTATTATTTTCCACCTGCAATTCAGAATAGGACAAGTAATACTGGTGTATACTACCATAAGTGGGGATTTTTAGCCCCAACAACTGCTACAATCGTTACTGTATCTGCCACCTTAAAGTATGATCTACCTGATAACTTTGGAGGAATAGAAGGACCGTTGACTTTTGCCCAAGACGAGGCATGGGTTCCTATTCCAATAGTAGATGAAGTCCAGATAAGAATACTAGAGCAAAGGAATTCTAGTGGTGTTCCACAATTTGCTGCTATAAGACCCAAGGGGGTAGCAGGTTCTACTGGACAACGATGGGAGATTACAATTTGGCCTTCTCCTGATGGAGTTTACAATCTAAGTTACAGATACAATGTATTAGATAGTACAATCTCCGCGTCAGTCCCTTATCCTCTAGGCGGAATGTCACACGCTGAGGGAATACTACAAAGCATTATGGCTGTTGCGGAGCACAGGGTTGAAGAGGAACGTGGAATTCAGTGGCAGAGATTTATGGAACTTGTAACCGCAAACATACATCGTGATATGAAGAATAATACGCCTGAGTATTACGGGTATAATCGAGATGGATCTGATTTATCACGACATGCAAATATTGAAAGAAATCTGCCGGTTACTTATAAAGGCGTTAAATACACAGGATAATCTCGTTTAGAGGTTAATAATTGGTATAGGATAATTAATTATGTCTGTAGCAAATGTTAAAAATAGAGTCCAGCCGATGGACGAAGATCTACAGGTAATCGACGCGGTGCATGACTATGACTTCCAGGACGGTACTGGTACTGCACAAGTGTCTCCGCTTACTGTTTCCAGCACTATAAAGACTATAGTAATACCTACCGATGCGGTCTATGTAGTTTTTATGGCTATAGGCGCAGACGCTAGGCTGGGAAGAACATCATCTGCCCTGGACGGAACAGACGGAGAGGGGTATGACCTTCTTCTAAATGGACAAAGAGATGTCTATGACTGTTCCGATGGGAACAGTATTATGGCCCTACGAGACGACCTTACTGATCTGAAACTATACTATAGATTTGGGATGCTTGATTAGAACATATGCCCCCTTCTTCGATGAATAGGCGAAGACGCCTATACTACAATCAAACTAAGCCGTGGCTTCCAGCCAACACTCAGGGCTTGCTGTTTTGCTTACCCCTGGTACGAGATGCCGATGCCATCTGGGCTTCTGGAAAACACGCGACTCTGGCTCCGAGAAATGAGACCGTAGATGCGAACGGCTACTTTGTACAGCAAGACGGAATCCTGAAGGCGGCTACGGTTAACGTTCTGAGAATTGGCGGTGGCACTGACAAAACATCCGGGAGAATGGGGGCACTAATTGAGGGCGCACGGATAAACTCGTACCTACAATCCGAAGACTTCAGTACCACCTCGGTCTCCTTTCTAAGCACGGTAAACACAGATGCCGTTGCCTCGCCCGATGGCAATAGTACAGCGGACGAGCTTGTAGAGGACTCAACATCTGCTAACAACCATAAGATTGAACAAAGCATTTCCGTCACGTCAGGCCAGAATGTAGCCTTCTCAGTCTTTGCCAAGAAAAACACTCGGACGGAAATCAAGCTGCAACTTGAGAAACAAGACCTAAAATCAGTTTGGTTTAATCTTGACACTGGAACCAAAGGAACGGTTGGCGCAAGTGTTGTCGCTTCTGGCATGGATGCTTTGCCGAACGGCTGGTATCGCTGCTGGGTAGTAGCCGCCGCCGCGTCAACAGGCCTCCGGACGTATCCCATCCTACTTGGTTCCGGCGGTGAAACTGACGTATACGATGGCGATGGCTCCAGCGGCGTTTATATCTGGGGCGCGCAGTGCGAGGAAAATGTTCCCTTCCCATCATCTTATATTAAGACCACGACGGCTGCTGTGATGCGCGCTGGCGACGATCTACGATTTGACAACACTTCGCAGGTCAACGTCAAGGCGGCCGAAGGAACCTTTTACTTTGCCTATTCTCCTATAGGTGAGCCGGGGGGTAATAACAGGATCATTGATCTTCAGGCAACTGTGCCTAATAACGCATGGAAGATTTTCAGCAATACAGCAGGGATAGGTAGTTTTGAGTTCTGGAGCAATGTAAGTGCTGCGGCTTTTAACTTGGGGCAGGTTGAGACCAGGGGGTCAACTTTTGTGATCTGTGTCGTCTGGAAAGTAAATGACTTCAGGGCCTATGTGGATGGGGTAGAGAAGGGGAGCAATACTTTGTTCGCCGCCCCAGAAGATATAAGCGCGACTATTTATATTGGCCAGGCCAGCTCTACTACGGCTAAAAGTTTTGCGAACATGGCTCATATACACAGCTACGACGCGGCGCACGATGCCGCATTGGTGGCCTTGAAAACCAAAGAAATTCAACGCTGGCTGAGGCTGTAGAATGAAAATTTAGTTTATAGTGGCATTGGAACTTGACGCAGATACTAGTGATATAGAGATTCAGGAATTAACGGAGCTGGAGTTGTTGTTTAGTTGTGCGTGCGTAACGTGCATTTTAGTTACACAGCGCGGGTAATTTAATACCGCAAGCTATGCAGGAGTAATAGTTATGGGTTGGAGAAATGTAAAGCGTCTTTTTGATGCGATTGAATGGGAAGTTGTAAATCTAGTTCCGTCGGTAGACGATACCGTTTGGAAATTTGGAGACGGTACGCTAAATTGGGACGTAAAATCGTTCGGAAATATTACGGATCATTATATGTTGTGGGATGCAAGTTCTCAGACTCTGTCGCTTGAGGGGCAGTCTCGACTAAGCAAGACAAATACTTGCCCGCCACGATTTGAATTGAAATGGACTGCTGGCCAGTGCGGATTACCTGGTCTGAATGCTACCGTTACTCCTGCGTCTGCCGATGACGCCGCAGACGGAGCGACCAAGGCAGAGTTGGATACGATGAATGCCACGGACAAGGACTTCGAGATCCTGGGAACTAATGCTAGCGCCGACGATGTAACATATAATTCCGAAGGCGGCCTAAAGTTGCAAACAGACGGTGCAGACGGAGACGAGATTATTCTTTTACCCCACCTAAATACGTCCCAAAGTCCGTGGACTGGTGTAACATGGGGATCAGATAAAGAAGTAATCTGGGAAGCGCATATAACAACTGGCTCAGATATCACAAATGAGATTATCTGGGCTGGATTGAAGCTGACGAATGTCGAGCCAACGGCCACAGATGCGGACCAGGCATTCTTCCGATATGAGAATGCAGTAAACATCGGTAAGTGGGAGGCTATATTCTCAATCGGTGGAACTGATACAGTAACTGCTACGAGTGTAACTGTTGCAGCCGATACAGAGTACCACTTTAAAATAGTGATTGATTTTAGTCGAATTCCAAAGTTTTATATCAATGGCGTTTTAGAGAAAACTGGAACCGCCCTCACCGACACCAAGGACTTTATACCTTATATTGGAGTAGCCAATGATGGAACCGGAGCCGCAAAGGATATTACTGTTTATGGTCAGTCAATTTCAAGAAAGGTCGGATAATGTCTTACAACTCAGTTTGCTTTATGATTGAACGGCTGAAAGATGATCGAGTTGACATCCACAAGAGGATGGTTGAATTGAGTAGGGTTGCGGAGAGATACAAGGGAGTCTTGAATTATCAGGATACTCTTATAAAAGATCTTGAGGAACAGTGCGAGGATAATGATTCTTGTTGCAAGGAAGAAGTAGAACAAGAATCTGATCATGTAGATGAAGTTGCAGTGGCTAGAGAGCTTTCGCTGACAAGTGATTCAGATACATAGAATTAAATGTTTAAGGGCATGAGTTCATCGAAATGGGTAAAACTAATTGGGTAGACTTTCCGCATCCTTCCGGCGGTGTAGATCGTAGTAAACCCTACGGCACACAACCACCACAAACCGTCCCTGGAGCTAACAATGTTTGGCCCAGGGATTCGTTTCATTTAAGGGACAGGATAGGCTCAAGGCCGGGCCTTGTGAAACAATTCTACGACCAGATCGGAAGTGGCAATCCCATAGTAATGTTGTCAGAAGTGACAATGGTTCGTGATGACGGTATAAAATACTGGTCTGATTATTTTGACTCAGATACATTAAGCACTGTATGGTCTGTTGGATCTTGGTCTGGGACTATCCCTACAATTATAGAAAATACCTTTTCCGTAGCTACGGCTGTTGGTACAACGACTGCTGTCAGGGATGACCTTACCGAGATAGATGTAACAAAATTTTATAGGGTAGGAATTTATATAGTACCATACCGGGGAAAACATCATGGCAAGTTTCGTATATTTTGTCAAATGGATACCACTACACCTGTTGCTACTACTGATGGCATTGAAGTTATCCTTGCAGATATTACTGGAACTGGTTCTGGTACAGTTACGGTTAATGAGTACAACGGTGGCTCAAAAACTGAAAAGACTGCTGCTGCTGCTGTTTCAGTACCCAATCAAGCTATGGCGGGTTGGTTTGAGGTTGAATCCAACGGTACTACATTCAACACTTTCTGGCTTGGAGAGCAGATCTCAAGTGTTACCATGGGAGCAGCAGCAGGGAGACGATTTGGATTTGGAATTGAGTGTACAGAAGTCGGAGGTAGATGTCTAGTTGATCAGTTTAGGGTCCAATACAATCCTGATACAGAAGAGCGAAAACGTGCCAAGATTGTTGTGGCAAGCTCTAATGGAGAGGTGTGGAGAAGTAAGTATAGCAATAGTCTGGAAAAGATTACCGTAACGCCCAAGCTTGCAACAGATAGGAACATACAGGCTACATCACAATATCAAAAGCTATATATAGCTGATGAACAGTTTAGGACCAGAAAGACAGATGGCTTGCGGGGTACGGGAAACAACAGGTTAGACACTACTGTTGCATTTGACTTCTCTGCCGTAGGAATAGTTAAGGCAGATGACATTGTGGTTATCACCAATGGTTCTGCCAATGTAACTAACGGAAACTACCAGATAACAACTATTGGTACATCAGAAATGACTTTGGCAAGCAACTGGTGTACTACAGCCGGAGATAGTTGTACGTTCAGGATAGAGCGTGGAATCAAGGTATATGATCCCGGTGACGACTCACTTGCACTTCACCTGGAGACTTCCGGTAAAGGTGTCATGCCAATAGGGTGTAGGCTTATAGCTTTGTACCGTGACAGGATGGTACTTTCTGGCTTGGACCAAGACCCACATGAATGGTTTATGTCAAAGCAGGGAGATAACAAGGATTTTGATTATATCGCCACTGGAAACGGAAGGGCTATAAATGGAGCTAATTCAGATGCAGGTAAAATTGGCGATGTTGTTACTGCACTTATACCGCACTCTGACGATTATCTTGTGTTCGGTTGCCTCAACTCGATATGGGTACTTCGCGGAGACCCTGCCTTTGGTGGTGAGCTAAACAACATAGACCGTGACTCTGGCGTAGCCAGTGCCCAAAGCTGGTGTAAGGGTCCGCTGGGTGAGATTGTATTTGTTGGTAGAAATGGATTATATATCATACCTCCTGGTGGAGTCGCACAGCCACAAGAAATATCCAGACATAGATTGCCCGACGAGATGATACGTCTCGACCCTACTCAATATGACATATTTGTAGCCTACGACGTGACCTTAGATGGTATTCATGTGTATGCATCACAAATAGATAAGGCTGGAGGAGATCAGCATTGGTGGTTCGACATGAAGAGTGCTGGATTCTGGCCTATAGAATTAACCAATACGCATGAGCCAACTAGTATTTTGTCATTCGCCAGCGAGAACACTCTTGACAGTTCAATCCTGTTGGGGGGTAGAGACGGGTACGTTAGAAAGTTTAGTAGATTTGCTGAACACGATGATGGTACGATATTTAAGAGTAGGGTTATACTTGGGCCGCTTCGTGCTGGTGGACACAACGGAAGAGACGGCAAGGTAAAAGCAATCACTGGGGTAGTTGCAAAGAGTAGTGGAGACATAGACTGGGACCTATACGTGGGCAACGACCAGGAATCAGTTGTTGATGATGCAATGGATGATGGAGACAGTACTACGAAAGCCAGCACCACCTCTACCTGGAAAGAAGAAGGTCTTGCTTATACACGGAGACCATCGAGGGCTAGGGGTGGTGCTTTAGCGATTAAGTTAAGGAATGGTGAAACCAATAGATCGTGGGCAGTAGAGAGAGTTTCCGTAGAGCTTATTCAGTCTGGCAGACAAAGGAGATTGTAAGTGGCCCTGGGGATTAGAAAGAATGTAAGAACATTTGATGATGTTCGCAGGGCACTGGGAGACATAAACAGCCTTGCCCTGTCGTCAACAAGTGACCATGGGGTCTTGTCTGGACTTTTAGATGATGACCATACTCAGTACAGTCTGGTTGACGGTACCAGAGATTTTACTGGATCAATTAAAGTAAGTGGTACGATAAAATTATTGGAACAAGCTGATGCCGACGTGGACCTGGCAACATACGGACAAATCTGGACAAATACGGCAATCCCAAATGAATTGTATTTCACCGACGATGCGGGGAACGACAGGAAGATTGTATATTCTGGAGGTACCTTCCACGATGGGTTCTCTGATTTTGTGGCCAATGAGCATATTGATTGGACCGCAGCATCGGCGGGAACCGTTCATTCATCAAATATTACACAGCCGGGGGCCAGGGTTCATAATTCAGTAAATCAAACCTTGACATCAGGGTCTAGGGCATTTTTAACTTTTGATTCAGAAAGATGGGATAACGATTCCATACATAGTACATCAACAAACACGGAAAGGATGACTTGTAAAACTGCCGGAAAATATATAATTACTGGAAATGTTCAGATTTCGGGACACGCGACAGGCATTAGACAGATAAGTTTTTTCTTAAACGGAACAACCACTTTGGCCATGGACAGAAAAGAACCTGAAGGGACAGGCACAGAGCATTTATCTTTGACAACAATTTATGATCTAGCAGTTAATGATTACGTAGACCTTCGGATATTGCAGAATTCTGGTGGTGATTTGAATACAATTGTAAATACAAATGATTCCCCAGAGTTTTCAATGATAAGGGTTGGTGTCTAGTCCTTGGTTTTCCAGGAGAAAACAATGAATGAACTTTATCCTATTAAAGAATTGCTTGACGATCATCAGATGTACCATTCTGATTTTCAAATGGATGTACTTATTACCACTAGGTCCGGTGGCACTACATATGGACAGTACAAACAGGCACTAAGAGAACTGTTCAAAAGGTATCGTGGTCTGGTTAGCCTCTATCGAGAATCCAAGATACAAGAGATTGATATTCAGGACTTAAAGTCGCAAGGAGAATTATCTACACCAGAAGGTGCGAAAGCCAAGGTGGAGGTTGATGTAAAGATAGCTAGTAGATACGAGAGAGAGAAGAGTATATCGGATACTGAGAGAGAATTTATAAGGTTCTATCTACAGTGTAACAAACTAAAGAGTCTTGTTGGTCATTTAGATCCAAAGAAGAGAGCCATTCTTGACAGGGATCTTTGGATATATAACATAAGATGCAAGGCTGCTATAGAGCTAATGTCACAAGGTAGGGTTAGTCAGAATACAATAGAGTTTATGGCTTCATTACCAAGGGAAGAAAAGGTTAAATTGCTTCTAGAAGTCAGAAAACCAGATAATATGGTTAAGTGGTTTATTGAGCATAGTCCAGATAGGCTAGAAATAACCTACGAAGAAATTATTGCAAGTGTACCACATGCAAAGAAAATAGTTGGGAAAATGATCAACAGCAAATTGTTGGAGATAGCTTAATGGGTGGGTACGCCTATGCTGCTCGGGGAGAACCGTGTGCCAATAGAGAAATTCCTTTTGAGTGGGACACGGCCTTTACGTTTTCCGGTCCCACAACGTCTCCCTGGCCTTCGGGGTGGCCGGTAGAGATGGGGTTCCTTTTTGGGGGAAAAGATGTCGGGTCTTCGCAGGATTGCGACGGATATACTCTTGATGACACCTGGACCGCAAAAACAAACACTCCTATATATCTATGGGGGGCAGGCTCCAGCAATATAGACAATAAAATATATGTAGCATATGGAAAAATTGCGGCTAGTTCATTCCTAGTTAGAACTGACGAGTTTTCATTGAATACGTGGTCCAGCAAGACGGCAGCGCCTTCTCCAGCAAGAACCTTTTTGGCATCATCTCATATTGAAAATAATAAAATGTATTGCTCTGGTGGATCAATAGATATTCCTGTGTCTGATAATGATAGTTATGATACTGATACTTGGACATCAAAAACAGACATGGTGTCTCCATTTAGATATTATTTTAATTCCGCTACCGCAGACAACAAAATATATTGTGTTGGTGGATTCACTGGAACGAATACTCTTGCTGACTGCGATCAGTATGTGGACGATACTTGGTCAACTAGGGCTACCCTGGGAACCTCTACCTATAGTAATTCAATATTTTCAGTAGGTTTGTGTTTATATATGGCATATGGGGATGATGTTTCTGATCATGTCACAACATGCCTTGGGTACAGTCCAGATTTTTGGACAACAAAAACAAGCGGCGGTTCCCCGTCTAGATACAGGGTCGCCTCTATAGAGCTGGGTCATGCCGGATTAGTTCTTTGTGGAAATGCTGTTTCAGATATTTCAGATAATGACGAGTACGATCCAGACACTTGGACCGCAAGAGCCGCCGCGCCCTTACCGGCAAGAACATTTGCATCTGGCGGATACATAACAGGGTAACGACCCCATAACAAAGCAAGTATATCGTCACCCAGCGGGGTACCCATTGCGGCCCCCGTATAATTTAGGAAAATAAAAATGTCTTCACATTTAAAACCAACTAGACAATTAGAACCGTCACCAATCGAGTCGGCATTCAAGCCAAAGGCAACCAGTCCTAATGCTTCACCCGGTGCACAGCAAGTTCAGCAACAACCACAACAGAATCAATTGGCAAACTACTTTGACTTTGCAGATGTATCTAATATTCTGGGCCAGGGTCCATCGCCAGCAGATACAGATACACAGCTAAGTGATCTATATGGTACAAACTACTTTGTTGGATATCCTGGTGGAGACTACGCACAGAGTTCTGGTCAAATAGATCCTGCACTCCTTCAACAGTATCTGTTTTCTCAACAACAATCTTCTGTTCAGGCAAACGAAGACAGATACGGTCAGCTTCTAGGGCTTGGCGAACAGCAAATAGGCTTAAGCCAAGCTGCGTTCGGTCTTGGCGAAGGCGCTATCAGGGATACTTTCAGGCAGTTTGGTGAAACTGCACAACAGGACTTAGTTAATAGGGGACTTTCTGGTACTTCAGCCGGACTTGCAGGTGGTATCGAAAGATCGGCTGCACTTGGTGGTGCTTTATCCAATCTTTATCTTCAGGGTATACAAAACTTGCAGGGAAGCATTGGCGGACTACAGGGTATAATTGAGCGCAGGACCGATCTTGGTCCAGACATAGATAATCTCGCACAGATATATGGACAATATGGATTGGGCCAGGGGCTGACTGGACAGCAGCAGGGAAACTATGCCTATGGACCCAACTCAGCGGTGAGTCCTATTGGCTCCAGTAATCTTTCTGACTCTACGTATTCAGGTAGTTATTATGGTGGATCATCTGGAACTGGTTATTATGGAGATTATAGTGGTGCCGGAAATGCTGGATCACTATACTTTAATAATTCAAACTATCAGAACTGGCAGGATCCATACCAGCCTATTATTTATCCAGATAGTGGAACACAGACACCAACAGCAACCAATACGGGCACGGCTGCCGGTGGCGATCCATACGTTAGCTTCGGCGGCACATCTGAACTGTACGACCCATGGGCCGGTGTTGACCTATCTGGCGACCTAAACCCGGTTGGTGCGTAAATGAATCGTTTGCCCTAAAATAACCTGGAGGCTAGGGCAAACGGTATCATATGTCCATTTGAGTGGATAACAATAAATAATATTAAAAATTATGATAGCTACAGTCAACTTAGTTGGACAAAATCGTTCAAAAGTGTCTCCGTGAATTCCTTGGAGATTTTTACATGCCTATAACCGTACAACATGGCAATCAAGTCCCTCTTGCTGGTTTATCCCAACAGGCCGGTAGACTTCGTGGTCAATACCAGGCCGGTGTTCAGGCCGCACAAGCTGCAAGAGCACAGCAACAGATTGACTTTCAGAGAATAGACGCAGACCGTAGATTTAATCTTAGTGTCGGCTCGGCCAGACAGTCGGCGGACCAGTTCCAGCAGCAGATGCAGCTTGAGCAACAGAAGATTGGTCGGCAGATGCAGATTGAGCAGCAAAGGGTACGGCAAAGTGGCGCGGGAGACAGTGTAAGGCGTAGGTTTGAGCAAGATAAGTTCATTAGGGATAATGCTACACCAGAGCAAAATGCATTATTGCTTCAGCTTGAGAAAGATTACCGGGCAGCACTTGCCAATCCCACCAACCGTGGCCTAGAACAGCAAGCCAATTCAGAATACCAAAAGAAAAGAGCCGAAGTGGTAGCCGGTATAACAAAGCAAAGATCTACTGAGGGACAGATTCGAGTTGATCCCCGCACTGGTGCCACCATAATTAGTGATAGAGATGGTAATGTATCTAGGTATATAGAATCTGATGTAAATGAAGGCAGTGTACTAAAGCTCAAGCAAAGTATGGAAAGTTACGTATCAACTAAGATGAAAATGTACCAGGATATGTTTAAGAGTATGGCCAGCAAGGTTGGCCCAGAGGGTCTGACGGCAGACAATATTAAGATGTTCACTGATTCAGTTGAGTCCCTAATGGGCATACCCGCACTAAAGCAGAGAGCACAAGCAGCAGGTCATAATGATCTAAGTACTTGGGGTCTATTTATGTTTGAGGCCGAGGGTATATATAGTAAGAATATAACAAGCCAAGAAGAAGAGCTTTCAAGAAGATCTGGTGTAGATAAAGGAAAAGCACGCCAGGCCAGAGAAGAAGAGCTTAATAGATTAAGGCAGGAAGTAGAAAGGCTTAGGGTTTTAACTCAAAGCGAACAGAACAATGTACGCATTTCCGGTTCAAGAGCAGGTGGCGTTATCGGGACAGAACAAGCATCCACGACACTACAACAGAGACGGATTGAAGAAGCCAAAAACGAGATATACAAAAACGAGACATACAATATCGAACAGGGATCTAGACAATCTCAGGGAATATATCCTGATTTTCTGGACACAAGCTTTAGACAATAATGCCACATAAAAGTCAACAAACAACTGGTCCAGGAAACCCAAGAGATCCTTATTTTAGGATACCTAATCCCAGAGACCGAGAAGTTGAACAAGAGCTTGGTTCTTCTGTTGCAGAACCGGAGGCTGAATTTGTTCCTGGGCCAAAGAGACAGGTTATAGATCCGTCTTCAGGTGTCCCTTCTGGACCGCCACCGACTCCAACCAACAAAGAACTTATATCCGATGCTAAAAAGAGAGGACACCATAGGCCGGATGATATATTTAGCTATGTTAAGTATAGAATACTAAACCCTGAGTCCCGGGGTCCAGAAAAGGGTGACAGGGAAAGAGCATTAACAGCAGACAGCAAGTGGTTACAGTCATTCGAGAGACACAGTGAGAGATTTAATAAGCTACAACAGGGAAAATTAAGTAAGGGGTTCCAGGCGGCCATAGATGTTGTTTCTGATATTATAGATAAGCCTGCCGAAAAAGCAATCACAGACTCGTTTAGGACAATGAAGCGTGCCAGGAAGATACGATCAGACCTGGAGAACCAGTTAGGTGCTTCACTACAAAAGATAGCATCGGTAAGTCCAGAAACTGCCGATGAATATATTAGGGGCCTATCAAAATCACAAAACCCTGATGGATTTAAAAGCCTTAAAGATCTCTCCAACAAGTTTAATGCGGCTATGTTTACTAGGGCTACGGCTGGAGCCAAGAGAGGATTTTCTGGTCTGCATAGGCTTGTTGTTGGTATGCTTCCGTGGATTGGAGAGCGGGTACTTCCAGCTATAATTCAGGGATTCCAAAAGCAACCACAGCTATTTGATGAAGAAGTATATGAGAGAGACAAAAAACAAGGAGCAGCCGGCGCTGCTGCTGGACTATACAATGCAACCATAGCTCCATTAGTAGATGAATTTATTTCTCCAGCCTACACTGGGTACATAAAACCAGGTGCTACCAATGAAGAGAAGTTTGCTAACAAGGTTATATTGGCCAAGAATATTAAGAAGTCACCAGAGATGCTTGCCATACTTCTTGGTATGGGTAGGCATGGTGCCAAGTTAGCCGGAAAGGGTGTAAAGGGAACGCTGAATACTGCCAAGGGAATAGCAAGACTGTATCAGGACATGAAACGACTTAGGGCACAGGTCAGGAAATTCAAGCTTAATATGGATATTGACAGTTCTGGTTATATTATTAAGAGTATAGACCCTGATGTTTCATTTTTAAAAGACCCAAGAAAGCCTGAGAGGATAGAAAAACAGGCCATTGGAATAGACTTTAGTGGAAAGATCCCCAGGGCAGAAGGAAGGACAGGCGTATTTTATATGGAGGGCAAGGTTCTTGACATGCCAAAGGTGGTAGAACTAATAGATATATACCAGAAGGGCCGAGGAAGTAAGTTCAAGAGGCTGGGGCTAGACAAATCAAAGGTATTTGGAAAGAGAAAAAAGCGGGATAATATTGATATTGAATCTAATACACCTAGTACAGATGCCGTTAGGGCATTACTGAATCTAGATCCTAGATCAGCATTTGATTTGATTAGAGAGTCAAAGCTTTCTTTGGCAGATGCACAGATAAAATCCTCAAAATCTACAGGAAAGAAAGCCCCACACAGTGAGGCCGCAAAAGTAATAAAAGAAATTGACGATGCAATAGAATCTGAGGTAAAAAAAAGATGGAGAGAGGGACTGAAACCAAAAGATAGGTCTGTAAAGATGTCTAAAAAGGATTTAGACATACAGGAAAAAAGACTTGAAAGATTTACTGAAGAAAACCGAAGGACATGGTCTGTCGAAGAAAAAATGAGATTCCTTAGACAGGCGAAAGAGTTAAAATCTGGGAAGGGAGTCCTTGTAGAGGGCGATGTTTTTAATATTCCACAAAAGAGATTTGGAAAATTACTAGAAAAGTCCGAAAGACTTTTAAGAGAACGCATAGCACCATCTCGGTCTGTTTTTGAAGCCATAACTGGAATACGAAATACGAGCAAAAATCAAAGACAGGCTTTTGTGAAGTCATTAGTTAAAGAGAGAAGGAAAGAAGTAGTCAGGCGTCAGGCCCAGTCTGCATCACGGTTAAAGTTATCTAAAATATCAAGAGATCCAAAAGGAGTAGAAAATGCCACACCAGGGATTGAAGCACAAGGGAAAAAACAAGGCGTCCAGCGCGTCAACGTACCTCTCAGAAACATCGCAGAAACGCAAGACATCAGGAACGCGCAAAAAGAAGGCACAGCGCAAGCGGAACATCAAGAGCAGGACGCCAGGATATTAGTAACTCCAGAGGGTATTGCCTTACCTCCCAAGGCTAGTGAACCAGCAAGGGGCGCAATTAGTGATAATTTTGTAGCTGACCACATCAAAGACTTCTTTGAGGAATGGAACCTAGAGCAGTCCAGGAAACCGGATGGGGGCCGACCAATGGCCGGGGATCCCGTAGAGGTTGGATGGGTCTCAAAGGAGATTGCGCAAGGAAACCCAGCCATCGCTGAATGGATCAAGAATAATCCCAAGGAAGCTGCAAAAATACCAGGACAGGTACGGGCCAGTGTTTCCGCATCAGGGCTAGGACTTGGGGGTTTTAGTGATAGGTCGTCTCCTGGTAAAGTAGCTCCTT